GTTTAGCGGGGCATTAGTCTTGCCATCAGAGAGTCCTATTTTAACTGGTCTAGTTCTTGTCCTTACTACAGGTCAAGCTCAAGTCTTAAACTTTTTCTTTGGGTCTAGTTCAGGGTCTAAAGAAAAAACAGCATTAATGAAGAGATAATAAATGGATAAGAATGATAAAGATCTACTGCTTTATAGGATAGAACAATTGGAAGAGAGTGACGAAAGAATAGAGAAGAAAGTAGATGAGATCCATGAGGTTATAGTGAAATCTAAAGGTGCTTTGGGGGCGGCGTTCCTGATCTTAGGGGCAGTATGGGGTATCTTAACCTTTCTCAAGAGTAGCATCGTTAGATTCTTAGGGCTATAACTGAGTCTTGATTATCTTAGCGATCCTTATTGTGCGGAATGATTTATGGACAATATAGATATCATAGCTATCCCTCCTGTAATCGTCTATTGGAACGATGCTTGGGGGGAGGACTCATCTATAGCTATTAAGGACATAGATAATAACCCTATACTAACCACAACTCTTGGATGGTTGCTCGTAGAGGATGACGTAGGGGTTACTCTAGGAATGGACAGGTATCCTTCATTGCCAAAAGACTTCCGTAATACAGCCCACATACCACGAGGTATGATTACGAAAATAGTTTACCTAAAAGAATAAAAGGAAAGACTACAAAACAAGTCACGACACCTGTCATAATAATGACATTAATAATTTGCAACACACTAATTAACAGTTGTTTTATCATCACCATTCTCCACTAAGACTAATTGAGGTTGCTGATCTAACCAGATAACTATATTATATGTTACACCAACATCATCTTGGATCTCAACAGAGAAGGCTTCTTTCTCAGGATCTTTGGCTAATTCTTTACCTATTGCTAAGAGGTAATCTCGACCATTCGCGGCTAAATTTAACATGGCAAATACATCATCATCATCATCATTCATCGTAGTCCCACTCCAACACTAATTCTAAGCAATGAATAGCTTTCTCTATATCTTCACGACCGTTATGTTTCTTGCCGTGACGTGTAATATATTTTATTGCATTAGACTCCATGTAAGGAAGTCTATTAACTTGGCAATACTCTCCGGGTTGTATTTCGTAGTCTTTATAATGATCTCCGCCCACTTGTCTGTCTGACGCACTTAGCTCCTCTAAGCTATCACCTTGAGCGTCCCAAGAGGGGAGCTTGGCAGCCTCTTTCCACCCAGTGTTCAAACCTTTAATATATTCCATATCTTTCTCTGTCGTTCCAGACAATCCTTTTTCCAGTATTTTAATATCAATCTCATCCATCACAAAAATTCCTCATATGGTGTTTTGTTAAAATTTCTTTTCTTAGAGAAAGAGGGAAGCTTGGTAGTATCAGCACTGCCGCACGATTTACATTGTACTGTGTCGGCGTTTGCATCTATCCAAGCCTCCCACTTATGCTCACATTTATTGCATTTATAATCAAAGACTTTAATCACCACTCTCTCCAACTGGTGTTTCCTCTTCCTCGCTCTTCTCCATAACAGGCTCAACATGATCTAGCATAGGCAGTGGTTCCATGCAAGACATACCACTACGATCACCGCTAATAAAGATGTAACAGATATTACCATCAGGCATATCAAACCTTGATACCCGTCCCACATTGAACGGTGTTCCTACTGCGTAGCTTTGGATAGCATGAAGCTTCCTACTCTTATCTCCAGCTTGGGAAAGCTGCATCCCAATAGAAATAAGTACTATGGTAATAGCTACACACATTACTACTCCACTTATGATCTTTCTAATCATTACCTTTCCTCTTACCTTGTTTATTAATTGCCAGCAGGTGTCCTGCTTGCCGCTTTATCGTCTTACTACATTCTTGACAGTTGTGTTGTTGCACCTCCTTGAATCTAAGTAGGGTGAGAAAGTCCTTGCCACACATAGAGCAAACCTTGAACATTTTAGCACTGCTCATAACTCACAGGCTCCACCTACACAAGCTAACTCTTGGCTTGAAGTAGTCACATCCTCCTCCTCATCCATAATCAAATTGCTTAGATTAAATTTAGGCATAGCGTCAGCTAATTCCTTATACTGTTCCTCTGTAATCTTCTCATAAGGAGCTTGTGGGTACATATGATCGTCGTGTGGGAAGAACGATACCCCACTCATGTATTCCCAGTTCTTATATACCCAAGCTCCTACTGCCATCCACTCTGTATCTTTGACATAAATTGAGACACTAGGTTTGTGCTCACAGTACGAAGTCGCGTAAACTTTCCAGTGCTCCAGTTGCGTAATTGCACCCATTTGACTGATAGTTGTAGATGTATCAGGGCTACTAATTGGGAAGGAGAATACCAGTTCTCTTGGATTGTTTTGAGAAATTTCATTAGGAACTCCGGCATCTTGAAGTGCTCTTGATAGTGGGTCTGTAACATCAGAACGGACGCGACGGACATAGAAGTCAGAATAACGAGGGTGTATACCAGAAGAGCTATCAACCAACTGACTAACTGTACCACTAGGCTTAACACAAGTAACGGCACTAGATACAGGTATCTCAAGTACTTTACTATATTTTTTGTTTGTTTCAATTGCTTTCTCCTTTAGTTTATTAAGGGTATCTTTCATATCATCGTAATGATAATGTCCATCACAATCCATTTGTTCTTCACTTAACAGTCTATTGTCCATGATCCCTGTAAGGGATACTCCTAACAACCTTTCCTCCATAGTATTGAATGACCATACCTTACGGAGATACCGGAAGTCTATTAAGGTAGACTGTAGGGTTCCTAGTATAGTAGCTAATTCTATCTTAGTGAGTAAGGTAGCCGGTGTGTCCTCTGAACGACAGATAACCTCAGTCAAGTTACAGAATTGCTGCGGCCTTAGTACTATTTCGGAGCAGGGGTTGGTTCCGAAATCAAATTCAGGGTTACGACGGGACGGCAAGAGTTTGTTACAAGCCTCTCTATTAAAAATTCCCCGTTCCCCTGCTTTACTATCATGTAAAGCTTTCCATTCTTGCATGAAAATTCCCATATCCGGGAGTTCTGTATAGGCGACGGAGTTATTGGCAAGGCTTCGTTGGGGTTCTGCGTAGAACCACTCTCCTTGTTTAGCGTTGAGCATCCTAGCGTCAGTGAGATTACTAAGAGACAACAGAGCACTTCGACGTACCCCACCACATACAACAACTTCTGCGATCTTACATATAACATCATGCACCTCCAGTGAGTTTAATTTTCTACCTTTAGCTCCGCTAATTTTTCCGACACAAAACTTAAACAATTGGTCAAGAGGTTCTGGCCCACTTGAGCGGCCTCCGAAGGTCTTGAGTACAGCCCCGGCAGGGCGTATGTTTGATAAGTCCCATTGGGGTATTTGGCCCGAATAGAGTAAGGTGATAAGTTCCCGGAGGGCTTTCGCCCATCCGATTTTACTATCTCTAACAACAATAATGGTTTCGGTTTCATGGAATTCCTCTGCTATTTCAGGTAGTTTACTGATGTACTGTCTCTCTACTGAGAAACCCATTCCTGTACCACACATAAGGATATATAGTATCTCATCGAACGCTTTGATGTGGTCAATGGGAGTATAAGCACAGTTATATCCTGATACATTGTCTCGTTCTAAGGCTTTACCTGCGGTCATCAAGCACCGCATAGATGGCATGATCTCAAAGTTAAGAATAGCCTTCTCTAATTTAGCCCACGGTATCTTAGCTGTCTGGTTCCTATCTCTAAAGAAGTTGATATAACGAGCCACTGTTTCCGGCCACTCCTCTCTCCGCTTCTCATCAGATAAGTATCTTGCGTACCTACTCTTATAAATGTACTGCTGGTATGGTGTCATTACCTAGTCCTTTTACTGGTTATTGATCCTTCCCCATCGCAGTCGGGGCATCGTTCTTTCATTCCGGTATTACCGTCATCTATAGCTCCCCATCCTTGACAAGAAGGACAGGTATCAGGCTCATATACAACGTGTGTTCGGTGCTGCTTTATTAACTCATCATCTTCAGCGATTATTGTTTCATTTTTATAAGCGCCCATTTCATTTACCTTTAACCTTTCGGTAAGTTCGTCTTAGCTTACCCATACTAATAGGTTGCCAACCAAACCTTCCGTGTTTATAGTGGTCAATTAAAACCAAGCCTCTCCAATAAGAAGTAACAGAACCTAAAGCGTAATCATCTATATGGGTAAAGTAACACCCTACATTAAGGGCTTGATTCAAGTGCTTGGCTCCGTGTCTGTGTAGCGGGGTGACTTGTAGCTTATGCGTATGACCAAAGATAGTAGATCCTTGATGTAACTCAAGAGCTTTATGTGTCACATACTTACCACCGATAGGCTTGCCAGCTTCACTGATAGGGATATGAGTGAACCCCACCCCCTTAAAGTTAAAGTAACTTTTATAAGGTATTATATTCCAATCGAGTATATCTAAATCTCTCTTGTAATCAATAGCCCCTTCTATCTCAGGGTGTGTCTCTATATAGCGGCTTTGCCTGTTCTCATGGTTACCTTCAGTTAAGATTATGTCGCACTTATAGTTACCTGACGCTCGTTTAACTCTGTCAAGGAATTCATTTGCACTATTCATTTCAGCAGTATATCGCCGCCCTTCCATAAGCTTACGCTTGTCCTTATCCCAAGCAGAGAATACATCTAAGGTAATCAAGTCTCCTATGTATACTATACGTTTGGGTTTTATATCTTTGATAGCTCTACCTAACCAGTCTGCTCTAACTAAATTTTGTTTAGCAGCTATGTGTACGTCACCTACTACTAACGTAGGATCTTCAGGATTTAATATATTGGTCAACATCTTTCTCCTTTGTAAACCAGTCTTGGGGAATCTCCCCTACAGCACAGATGAATCCGTTATTCTCTGCCCAGTCCATGTATCTCATCTTACTTTTACGGTGTATCTTATTGTTCCTCATGAACACAATCCTTAAATCTATATCGGGATGTTGCTCTCTTACTGCTACCATAGTCTTCCTATTCTCTGCGGTAAAGAGTCCCTTAGTCTCTATGATTACGTCATTAAACAAGAAGAAGTCAGGGGTGTAACTGCGTAGTGTGTGAATTTTATTGTTGCCACACTTATCGCAGACACCTTTCAGTACCTTGCCTTTATAGGTATAAGAGGTTGATTCGTAAGAGAATTTAACTTTATGCTTCCTGAGAAACTTAGCTGTATTTAACTCAAACTTACTTCGGTACTCTGTTTTGTAGTATGAGTATACTTTAGAGCGTGATCTCATTTACTCTAGGCTCCTTCGTAACGGACACGAAGTACTTAGGCCCGGTTGAATATACGTAAGCCCGGAGGTCATCACCGTAGCAAACCTTCTTGAAGGGACAATAAGAACAGACAGCTTTCAGTGACACATTACCGTTGTCCTCTACCTTAGTTCCTTCAGCATAACGGTCAGGAGCTACGTCATCCTTCAACGCTTTGCTTAGGGTATCAACCTTGTACTCTACATCAGACTCATACTCACCTTCAGTGATGTCATTGCTTATTAAGCTGATGTTGCCTAACTCTTTAGACACAAAGAGGAAGTAGTTATCAGTACTTAAAGTCTTAGTAGATGCTAGGTCAGAGTCACCTTCGGCTATAGCTTCTCCGTCACTACCATAGAAGTGTAGCTGATGCCGGTATCCAAAGGAATCATTATCAGACGTAACAGCACCAGCCTTCTCATACTTCTGGAAAGCGAACTTAGATGCTGACTTAACATCAACCATGTGATTGTCAATGACAGCATCACAACGTCCTCTGATTGACCAGTCACCTACCTTACGTTCAAAGACTAGCTGCTCGTGCTCTACCTTATGCCCTGCTTGTTTGGCTAGTTCTAGTGTGATCTCCTCAATCACATTGCCATATAAAAATTTATAGAACGTAGCACCCCGCATCTCCTCACCTTGCTCTGGTATAGTACGTGAGTAATACAGTTGTCTGGTACAAGGCTTGCCTATCTCACTAGCATATAATGAATTGGGTGATCTCTCCCGTGGTTTGTTATACAAAGCTCCGTTAACGTGAGAGGTGAGGCGTTGACCGAAGTCAACACCCCCCTCCGCACTTAACGAATCATCACTTTCTGACGACAAGACATCATAAATATCTTGAGGTAACTCAGTTATGATCGCCATATTATTACTCTACCTTTTCACCAAGTTCCATAGCATCTAATGCTTCTTGTTCAGCACGACCAGTAGTCCATTTAACTAGGACACTAGCAACATTTATAATGCTGTTAGCTACATCAGTATCAGATGTTGTTTTACTTATAGTACCAGCTAATGCTGTGCTGGCAGCATTGATAGCATTTTGTCTAAGGATTAGATTCTTAGAATGAAGGGGATCAAGAGGGAATGTCTCTCTACCTTCTGATTGCTTAGGGGTACTAAAAGTTGTTGCTGAATATGAAGAAGGGGCAGCGGCTGCTCCGTTTGCTTGGCCTTTTACTTCTTTATACTCACCGTAGTTTTTCTCCACTAAACCAGAGAACTGATCTCCGGGATTGTATACTTGTTTAAAGCCTGTGTTCAAGACAGCATCCAACCCATCAACAGTAGCTAAATGAATCGTAAAATTCTTAGGTGCTCCTGATTTCATGGAAGTGATTTGCTTGGTACTGACACCAGTTACAGTGCCTTGTGCTTGTATTGCCATAGGTACATCTCCGTTTCTTGCGTTAAAAAATCTTTAAGTCGAGAACCAGTGGCAGCTCAGGCAAGCTGGGCAACCACTCTTTTAATGCTATATGAGTAAGACCAAGAGCATCGTCATAAGTTCCTTCTATTATCCGTTCTATTTTATCTGAACTCAATCCTGAACGTGGGAAAGTCCACCTAGTCCCTACTTGATCGTGTACTGTACGTTCTAGGTGACAGATAGGTGCGCCACCAATACTATAATTCTTCTCTAATGTATCTAGAAAACAAGCGATATAGAGAGGCACTACATCCCCTGTTGCGAAGCCTTGTATTCTGTAGTTATACAACTGAGGCACGTTAAAGTCTAGCCTACCATCCCATTGAGGGTACTGTGTGTATCTATATATTCTGCCTGTAATAGAAGGGATAGCTACGATAGCTCCCCCGGTAGTGGGATGGTGTGCTATAGGACTACTATTATTTACTAGTGTTATGTAGTCGTCGTAGTATTTCTTTAATCCCGGATACCTATCAAAGAAAGCAGCTTGTATGTCTTGAATTATTTTCTTGTCCCACCCTGTTTGCTTTGATAGACCAGCGGGATAGCCCCCATAAATAGTACCGTATAGTACAACTTTACATAACCGTCTGACGGACGGTTGTTTATAACCGGATAAGTTTGCACTGGCGGCAATGGTATCAGGGATATCTACTCCGTTACCTATATCTTCTAGTAGTTGTGAGTCACCAGATAATACTGCTGCTGCCCATATCTCTAGTTGTTTGAAGTCTGCGCTGGCTCGTACCACTATGCTATCACCTGTTGCTGTAGGTGTAGTGAACAGTGCCTCTACTTCAGGTGGTTGGTTCTGGGCATTGGGGTTTGTACTTGACAACCTACCAGTACTAGTGGTAGTACAGTTATACGTGGGGTGTATAGCTCCACTCTGAGTTTCTCTCAAGTAATCCCCAATAGGTTTGAGGAAAGAATCTCTTAGCTTACTAGACTTTCTATACTTAATTACTTGAAGGGCATACTCTTTCTGTGCTACAGTAAGACCACGTACATGATCGTGTATTGTTTGTAGTTGCTTCTCCCCCATAGGCAACCCTAGATTTACATTCTCGTTTGCTCTCTCTTTCTTAGTCCAGTTATCATCACCAACAATAGGTTGATCTGTATATACTACAGCTTCTCTTGTAGCAAATTTTATGTTGCCGTTCTTGTATACACCAGCTTCGTACTTTTCTTTTGTCTTAACTGGCTTGCCTCTAAAAATTTGATTCAAAGTTTTTGTTGTGTGTAGTTTTGCTGGCACTGTACCGGCAGGGTATATCAGTGTAGCCAATCTCTTTAGTTCTGTTAAACTATCTTCTACTACAAGATCTGTTTTATTATATTCATGGTATAATTTTTCTTTATCAATATAAATACCATTCATTTCCATAGCTTGTAAAGCCATGTTTAACTTAGCGTTTAAGTCTACTAAGGGGGATAGTTCAGGACAAAGGTCATCCCATAACCTTATGAACACTTCTTTAGTAAGGGATATATCTTGGGTAAGATACTCTTGCATTTCTTTTTCTGGTATGTCCTCAATAGATATATTATTACTAAAGTATTCCGATAGGGTATCCTTTTTTCTAGGTAGTTTATAGTAATCGGCCACATCATTTAGACTTGGTGACTTCTTACCTGTTAATAAGTAATACATATACTGTGTATCATATGCTAGTGATACTTGATCTAAGTCTAATCCTTCTAACACCAAGTAATGTAAATCAAACTTAATGTTATGCCCAATGAATACGATTGGTTTATCCTTAACATTCAAGTCGTTTATTATGCGGGTCTTTGACATACCTTGATCGTAAGATGTTACAATTCTACTAGCTGTTGGTATGATACTTGTTTGCGTATACCCCAGTGATAACATTTCATTCTTAGGATCGAAAGGAGTAGCAGAAAAATTTGTGTTACTCCTCATAGTAGTTTCTACATCAATGACTATCATGTGAATCTTCCTTTATCTTGGTCAAAGGCACAAGCAAACTGTGCGTGTCTTAATGACGGTTCCATTTTACCTGTCGTTGGTTTCTTATTCTTAGCTACACTAATATACCGTATAGTATCGGTCTTTACATCACGTCCTATCATAATCATACCATCTGCTTCCCCTTGCACACCAGTCTTAGAACCGTACACTTGACTTTGGTTCATAAATTGTTGACCTTCTGCCGAGCCGTCTGCTTGTAGTACAGCTAGTACAACCCCATGATTCTTAGCAGTATTTCTAGCCCACTCTGCTAGCTTACGTTGACGTTGTACTTCATCGTGCTTATAGAATCCTCCTACCTTATCAAGTACGTTGATGCCTATGAGCCAACAGTCAGGGTTATTCTTTAGTACGTCGGTAATCTTATGGGTAGTAAGCCCATCAGGCGGATCACATATAAGAATCTTCCGTCCACCTAAGAATGTATCAAAGTCTTTCTGTATTTGTTTTACATCTGCTGCTATCTCTTGGGCTGTTACACCTAATGCTGATTGTACTAAGCGCAACCCTAACTTAGCGCCACCTTCTTCATTGTTAAAAATGATAGCGTTCTTACCTTCGGGTAATTGCTTGAGCATATGAGTGAACTCAGAAGTAAGGAAGGTTGTACCTCCTGTCTCTGGTCGCTTGACTACCAAGAGGAAGTCGCTCTTATGTACTTGTCCTAAGCTAGTGTTCAAGCCTTCGAGTCTCCACTCTATACCATCTCCTAATACAACTGACTTAACTAGCGTATCTATATCCATGTCAACTATATGATCGTCACCTGAGATAAGCCTGTCCTCTAAGTATGACTGGCTAATCTCTATGATTTCTTCTAGGCTATCTGTATTAGCTACGCTCTTTATCTCCTCGGTCAAGTCTTGTATCTGATCTGCTGTCTTTAATTCATACACTCGTTGTACCGCACCCTCATCAATCGGTGCTTTAATTATATTATCTATGTATGTATCATATACTTTGTGCTTCTTAGCCCCTAGTGTTGGGTGTTCGGCTATATGAAACCACCCTCTGAATTCCTCCCAATCTATCTTATCATTGCCTAAACCATAGTACTTCTCTATAGATTCTAATAGACAAGCAACTTCAGCAGGGACATGGAAGTTATTTAAGTAAGGGAAATATGTTTCAAAGGATTCTTTATCCTTACCCAATAAAGCTAAAGCGGAATTAAAGTACATCGTTATCTGTCTCCGTTATCATTGTATCTATTGTACCAGATATCTCAGTATCACTGAGAAGTTTAGGGTCGTGGTTAGTTCCTATATATCTATGCACAGTAGCACCACCTCCTAAGAACTCAAGGTCTGTCTCTAATCTTTTCGCTTTCTTGATAACGGTTTCATTATCATTATCTAACCATACTATAATATTTGTATATAAATTTCTCTCCAAAATTTCCGCTATTTGCATTGTATTATAATGTACTCCGGCTAAAGGGAGGGCATGGTAATTATCATTAGTCTCTGCTATATTTATTGCAGAGAAATAATCCTCTACTATAACTAAAGTTTTATTCCCAGTGGTTAAACAGCTTGTATCTGGAGTGTGTACGAACCCTTCCTCACTTTCTTTTCTAATATGCCTATGAGCTAGGGACATAGATTGCCTTGAGATAACATCAGTCTTGTACTCTGCGCCGGGTTCCTCCTCCGTAAAAAACTTCGGTATTGTACCCGGAGTGACCGCTTTAAATTGTGTAGATAAGAGGGATGGTTGGTCAGAGTATTCCACATAAGGTATTATTATCCTATCAATAGCGGGGCTATAATTTATAAGGTATCTGTTATACCTATCCTCATCTATACGAGCATGAGTTAGCCTTACCTTCACGTCTGAAGGACAATCCTCAAAGGGAGTTTGGAGTTGACGATCTGTTGTTAAGCGTTCTTGTTTCCGATCTCCAGAGCTTATCTTGTAACCATATTCCCTTGAATTACGTTCTGTTGCATTAAAATTGTGTAATAACTTCTCATGTTGCTTTGCCCTACGATAGTCATAAGAGTTCGATCTTAACGTAGCGAACCCACTTAACCCACAGTTATGACAGTAAGCAACCCTTGTCCACGGTTGCTTAGTAGGTATTTTTATATACAATCTTTTCTTCGTGTCCTCTCCTGCGGAGCAGTCTGTATGGTTAAACCTATACTGCCCTGATGATATACCATCATACTTAGTTAGACTTAGTATCAGTCTTGCTGGTATCTTTGTCGATCTCATTTTCTTTGTCCTTTAATGTTGATAAGTCTCTACACTTGAGACATAAATCTTCGTAGTCTTTCTTGGTTTCTGCATACAACCAATCAACACCTTGAAGAATCCTATTGCAAGCCTTGCACCTCACCTTGCACGATCTTTATATGTTTCTAAAACATATGAATATTTATGTATGATTTTAACTACGGATATAAGGTGCATAATAAATGCTATAGATAGCAAGCTAAACAAACACCATCCCGTAGTCTCCGTAGATAACCCCTCAGTAATTAGTAAGTAACTTGTATATATAATACTAATAACAGTAGTTATACATAAACTTATAAAGGTTGTTAGATTAACCATTAGATAATACTCCTTGCTTTATGGTCGTTAATAATACTTCGGGCAAGTCACTTAGTTTCTTTACTACTTGTGCCTTGTCCCCATAGAATCTTAATACATTCTTATCCTGTATACCTATACCATACAGGTCTATCTTGCTACTTTTCTTTCTCAATTCCTGTGTTACTAATTGTAACCCAGCGTCAGGGTCTTGATAATCTCCGGCATTACCTCTAGAAGACACGGAAGGACTGCCGTCAGACAAGACTATTAGTATTTTCCTGCTTGCTTTCTGTTTAACTAACCTTGAGTGCGCCCATAGTAGAGCGTCAGCATCTTGATTACCTGCTGCGAAGGGAGTAAATCCATTCATCCTTCTTACTATCTGGTGGTCAGTGTATGCCCTTGAATTGTATGACTTTACTATACCGAAGTTCATTTGCCTTGACCTAGCAGCGAACATCAATATCTCTACCGGAATGTTCAATGCCTTATCAAACGTGTGAAGTAAAGCCAGTGATGCTTGCGCAGCTATAACTCTTTTCTCTCCACCCATAGAACCAGACCAGTCTACTAAGATAGTTACACAACAATTTAAATCCAATCCTTTCTTTCTAGTTTTGAATATCCTACTATTCCAATCACCTGTCCCCACTTGAGGAGCCGTTAATCTAAACAGGTTTTTATTATGTACTTTACCTGTCTTACGTTCCGCCTTTAGCTTAGACTTGGTTAGTATCTGTAAGTTCCTGCGGATTTGATTCCCTAAAGAATTGCAAAGATTAGCCCCCTTTAAGTAACTATCCGTATCACGTTCTTTATAAGGGTGAGTGTCATCATCTAAGTGTATGATGTTTCTCTTTGAGGGTTCACAAGGAACCCAAGATCCGGCCTTATCTTTACCAGTATAATCTATAGTAGAAGGAACTTCTAAATCTAAACCAGATTCATCGTTGTTCTTTAGATCTTCCCAGTGTATAGCGAAAGGTACTGGTGCTTCTATACTTTCCTCTTTCGCGTCTATCTTATCTACTATTTCAGTTACTTCAGGAGTTTGTGGTGTTGTATTACCTTCTTGATTTTCATTGGGTTCTGGTGGTGGTGATTCTCCTGACTCATTCTCTTGAGGTTCTTCATCACCAGTGTCAGGGGTTTCTTCAGGTGGTGGGGGTGGTAACTCAGAACTCTTCGGCCATACTCTATTATATAATTCTCTAGCTAGATCATGGACTTGGTGCTGTGATACTGCTTTCCTCATCAAGTCTATGTAACCTTCTTCCTCTAAGTGTAAGGCTAGTTCGGCACTGTCAGCAGGGATAGCCTCCAGATACTCTGTCACTATCAAGTCCACCTTTTTATCCCAATCAGTACGGGATATCAAGAGCAAGGTTTGTAGAGCCAGCATCTTAGTAGTGTCAGCGTCTAGTTGTAGCTCACCTCCCTCTTTCTCAGCGACCTCCTTATACTTATTTAGGTTCTCTTTAGCTATCAAGTAATACATACTTGACAAGTCTTGGGCATCCCCTTCATAGACAGCAGCGTGTGCTCTCTCCATAGAGTCATCCTCAATCATGTTCCAAACATACATGAACTCATCCGTTAAACTAGGATCATCTTTAGGATACGACCGGAAGATTTTAATTGACGTTGTTCTCAAGACGTGTAACGGTTCATGTATCCACGAACCCCTCATTACAACTAACTCTCTCTCAGACACAGGAAGGGACGGTCGAGGAAATACAATCCCATTCGTTAGACTGTAGTAAGGTTGCTCACACTGCTCATCAAAAGTTATAGGAACCCCTAAGCTCTCAGCTCTACGCTGTGCTATGAGTGTGATGTCCCATAAAGATAAGGTACTATTACTCATCAGTTGTATCTCCTTCAGTTACATCAGTAGCAAACACTTGTCTATACATATCAGTCACTTGCACCATGTCATCCTTACCTAACTTACCAAACACTCCGAAGTGAAACGCTTGCTCTATATTTCTCAAGTCTTTCAAGTCTTTAGACCAAGTAAGCAACTCCCTGATACTCATAGTATCCATGATGATGTTCTCATCGAAAGCATTACGCATTAGGTTTGCTACTTTAATCATGGATATGTGTATAGAAGCTGGCGTATCTGGATAACTTTTCTGTAATAAGGCAAGCTCATCCTTTGCACTCATATATCCCACATAAACACAGCGTCTAATACGATTACGAGTAGAAGTATCTTGTACTTCAGACACAAAGTTACCTTGAGAATCACCTGTTCCGGTGGTGTTATCTGTTAGCACTAAGAAGAAATCATTTTCTGGTATCTTAATGTCTCTGTCTATGCCATGTGAATCTTGCAATGATAACTTGTGAGGAATCTCAAAGAGAGATTGCAAGGTCATAAGGGATTCAGCCGGTGATCTAAACACCTCATCAATACATAACATACCACCATAGGTAGCAGCAGTTGTAGTATCAGTGCTAGAGTGCTGAGTTATAGGGACTCCATTCTCATTGACTACTGAGTTGCCACCTAAAAACTCAGACGCTTCCATCTGACCGTGGCATGACACTCTGAAGAAAGGTATGCCACAGTGAGCAGCAATCTGCTCTGCTATAGTAGTCTTACCTGTCCCTGTCTGACCATGTAAAAGAGTAGTATCCCCTTCCCTGATAGAGAACATTATTTTCTCTATGGTTTTCTTATCTAAGAAGTAAGTCTTATCTATGGTAGGTATCTTAGACCTGATCTCAGAAGCCCAGTGATCGGGGGAATAAGACGGGATTAAGAAGTCAGGCATACTGATAGGCTTCCAGAATATCTTAGAGAATAAGGCTCTAGTATCAATCTCATCGGTACTATCTTGCTTAACTGGTGTAACAGATTGCTTTAAGTATGTGTCTGCTTCTGTCACAACTGGAGTGCTATCTATCTTTTCAGCGTTCTGCTCTTCCCTTAGTTTCCTCTTACGAGCCAGCATAACTTCTAATGTTGCTCTATCTACGTTACTCATGCTATATAATCCTCAGTCATTGTAGTAAATTGTTGATGTTCCCATTCAATAGCCTTGTTTAACAAGGACTTAGCTTCGGCAGTAATATGCCACGACTTCCCACTTCTCAACATCAAGCTTGCTCGCCGTCCTAAACTATCGGACTTATCATAGTCCATGTATCTAACTTCCTTACTATCTAATTGCTCTACTATAAAGCCTGTCCCTTTCTCACCCCTACATAAGAACAAATCATCATCCTTATTACGGTATATTATACCAGAAAATATCTGCCTATGAGTAGAGTATTTAACAACGTGATAGCCAACATCCATAACCGAAACTCCTTAATAGTCAACGGCCAATCGCCAATGGGGGGATATTTTTTTCCCCCACCTTCGGTGGGGAAAAAATATCCCCATTATGTATAGCGTCCTCAGTGTATAACGGGATTAGATGTGTCTCCGTTATCTTCATACGCTTCTATCTCCTCTATAGCTTTTAGACTTTGAGATATGTAAGGACAAACCCCATCCTCTATAGTGAAGTCACCTTCAGGATATGCTAAGGATAGTTTCTTAATTATATTTTCAGCGGAGTCTTTATCATTATGCTCTACTTGATAAGAGTCCTCTATTATCGTTATGAAATCCGCAATAGAAGTGGATGCTTTTAAGGCATCACGTATATATTTCATATACCAATCACAAGCATGGAGTGGAACTCCTCCTTCTCTAATATGATACATTAGTGTGTGTCTCCTTCCCATAAGGGTATTCTAGTAGCGTTCTTAGCCTTCTCATTAGTTAGTTTAATTGTACTTAAAATTAAACCATTTAAAGCACAGTCATATAAGTCCTTGTATTTGCAGGACTTTTTGCACTCAAGGTAGTATAATATATTATACATAAGTAAGAGGCATAGGTACATACCATGAGTTATAAATTCTAGTTTAGTCATTGTTTATTATTCCCTCCAGTATTCTACTGGCTGTCTTAGTAATGCCCAACGATTGTCCTGCTTTGAGCATAGTAGTGGCCGCTTCCTTTAAGTCTTGCTCTATAGTTTTTACTTTTACATTCATAGTCTTTGCTATCCTCACAGTGGTCACTCCAGTCTCTTTTATAATGAGGTAATGACTATACTTACGACCAACCTTATGTTCTATCACAGGTTTTTGCTGATCTTTGTACCATATATATAGTAGTTGCATAGGTTTATCCTTGACATATATCCTTAAAGCAAGAGTCACACAGTCCAGTATCAAAGTACTGTTGAAGTACTTCATCACTATTATTACTGTCATTACTGGTGGCGAATTCCTTACAAGACAAACAAATGCCTTGACTAACAGCAGTATAGATAGTAGAGCCGTATAATTTATACGACAATTCATCAGGGCTTATTAACGTATCCTTTTCATTGAATTGCATCTATTTCTCCTTAAAAAAAAAAAAAGG